AACACGACATTATTGGCTGGGCATGTCCTCATTGTGAAAGCGAATTTGATATTAACGATAATATTATGTATATTTATGGTCAAGATTACGTGCAAGGAAAGAGTTAATGAAAATTATTTATGAATTTACAGCCGCAGATGGAAAAACCGAACAGTCCTCTCTATCTCACTACACTCATAGCGAATATCCTAATCCGTTTGTGGCTGGCTATTGGTCTTCTTATGGCGAATAATGCTTCAGAATCTCTATTAGATTCATTATTATTCACTGCATCAAATGATTGGGGTATAAGCAAAGAGCAAATAATCGAAAATATGAATAAGATTGCTTTTCATGAAAGCAAAGGAAATCCTAGTGCTATTCAGCAATCTGATAAAACTACAACAGGAATTGGCCCTGGTAGAGGTTTGTTCCAATTTGAGGTTGGGGAAAAACAAGGAGCTCATACAGCTATCAATAGGCTTATATCTCAATTAAATAAGCAAAAACTACAAATACCTGAGTTTTTATCAGAGTTAGATTCATCAGATTATGATATTAGTGTATTGTCTCCAGAACAACAGCAAATGTTATTTTTAGGTAATTTGATGCAAATGCCTCATAAAAAGGGTAAAGGGTATAGTAAAGCTTCTTTTGCAGGAGTAGATACAGATGAAGAGTTAGCTGAGTATTGGGCGCAATATCATCAAGCTGGCACAAAACCTGGAACTAATGAATATGAAAATATGCTTGATAAGTTTACACAAGATGTACAATTTTATAAATAATGGCAAATTTAAACCTTAATGGCAATGTATCCCAAAATGAGAAGATTCTCGAAATGGCATATAAAGACCTTATTGTTTTTGGTAAATTATTCTCCCCTCAAGACTTTTTAGCATCCTCAACACCAGATTTCCATAAAACAGTAGGTTCAAAACTTTTGAATAGAGATATTCAGCAATTGGCGCTTGTATTGCCTCGTGACCACGCAAAATCGACCTTAGCAGCAACAGCTGTACTACATAGGTTCTTATTTGCGAAAAAAGAAAGCCCAGAATTTATCGCTTGGGTTGGCGAGGCACAAGACCAAGCAATTGATAACCTTAATTGGATTTCAACACATATATATCAAAATCCTGCAATTCATTACTATTTCGGTGATTTGGAAGGAAGTAAGTGGACTAAAAACGAAATTGTATTGAAAAATAATTGTAGGATGATTGCTAAAGGTGCAGCGCAGAGACTTAGGGGTAAGAAGCAGTTATCTACTAGATATACTGGAATTATCCTTGATGACTTTGAATCTGAGTTAAATACTAAGACTCCTGAAGCAAGGATGCATATTAAAAACTGGGTGACTGCTGCTGTATATCCAGCGATTGATTTTGATAAAAGTGGGTTCTTATGGTGTAATGGAACTATTGTTCACTATGATTCATTCTTAAATGGACTTGTTAAAAATTATAAAGAAGCTCAAAATAATGGTGAGGAGTATTCTTGGGATTTAATTACATATAAAGCTATACTTGATGATGGTGCTCCATTATGGCCTTCACGTTGGCCTTTAAAGAAATTAGAAGAAAGAAAGCAGTTTTATATAGATTCTGGTACTCCATCTAAGTTTTATCAAGAATATATGAACCAGGCCAAGTCTCCTGAAGACCAAATATTCTCTGAAGATGATATTACTGAAAACTTCTACAAAGGTAACCTAAAATTTGATGAACCTTCTAATTCGTGGTATATAACATTAGATGATGGGAGAAAAGAATATGTTAACATTTATATCGGGGTTGACCCTGCTTCAACGCTTAGTGCTAGGAATGATTATAGTGTTATTATGGTTATTGGTGTTACCTCTGAGTTTGATTATTATATTATTGAATATTGGAGACAGAGAGTTTTACCCATGGACTGCGCAGATGAGATATTTAAAATTGCAGAACGATACGACCCAATCAAGAGAATAAACATCGAAACTATATCATATCAGGAAATGTTAAGGGATTATGTACATAAAAAAAGTAAAAGGGATGGAAAATTCTTGCCTGGCATTGAACAAGGAATCAAAGGTTATGGTAATCAAAAAAAGAAAGATAGACTGTTTGAGGGACTACAACCAATGTTTAAAGCAGGAGCAGTACATTTAAAAAAGAATATGCATGAGTTTATTGGAGAATTGCTTGATTTTCCAAAAGGAACACATGATGATACAATTGATGCATTTTGGTTGTCAACCCAATATGCAAGGGGTAATAAGAAGGCAGGAAAGGCTGTTAAGGTCAAAAATAATAAAAATGAATGGGAGAAGCCCAAAAAGTCTTATAATTGGATTACAGGGTCACGTATTTGATTATTAAATAAAATTGTGTTATATTACACGCTATGATAGAAACGGATAAAAGAGCAGAATATACAAAAGAATTATGGAGAAGATGGTCAGATGCTCGTAAAGAGTGGGAAGACCATGCTCGTGAAGATATTGATTTCTATTTAGGAAACCAGTTCTCTCAATCAGAAGCTGATGAACTTGCATCCAGAAATCAGTCAAATATACCTCTTGATAGAATATATTCAGCTATTGAACAGTTTAAAGCAATCATAACTTCAAAACCACCAAAATTTTCGGCTGCGCCAAGAGAAGATTCAGATAGTGACCTTGCTAGCGTATGGAAAACAATACTTGAATATGTATGGAACATATCTGATGGTAATGAAGTATTTAAACAAAGTATACATGATTATGCTGTAACTGGTCTTGGATATTTTTATGCATATGTTGATAGAGAAGCTGATTATGGTAGAGGTGAAGTTAAATTTACATATGTTGACCCATTTAGAGTAGTAGTTGACCCAAATGCTAGAAGTAGATACTTTGATGATGCTACTGGTATGATGTTGTCTACTATATTTACTAAGTTTCAATTACTTGATTTATATCCTCAGTTAGCTGAAGAGCAAGAAGATGGTAAGCAAATGATTGATTTAATTGAAGGGTATTCAGAAGATGAAACATATCCTTCTCCACTTAATCAGAGAACAAAAGGAAGTTTTACTCCTGATTATACAAAAGATTTTGATACAGGCGAAGGAGCTGAAAAGTATCAGCTTATTGAACATTTCTCTAAAACTAAAGTTCCATATTATAGAATACTTGATATGAACTCAGGCGAGGAAAGAATACTTGATACAGAAAATATGGAAAAGTTCTTATCTGACCCTAAGATGGCTGAAGCATTAGAACGAGGACTTATTGATGTAGTTGAAGTACAACAAACAAGAATTAAATTAGTGTGTACTCTTGGACAGATAGTATTGTATGAATATATATTGAATACTGATAAATATCCAATTGTTCCAGTACCAAATATTTGGACAAACACTCCATATCCAATGAGTGATGTAAGAAAGAATAAAGACTTTCAAAGATTTTTAAATAAAACAATGTCGTTAATAACATCTCATGCACAAGCTTCTTCTGGTTTAAAGTTATTAATACCACAAGGAAGTGTTGATGATATTGAGGAATTAGAGAGAGATTGGGCTAATCCTAACGCAACAATAGAATATGACCCATCTTTTGGTGAACCGCATTTTCCTTCACCACAACCTTTATCTAATTCTGTAATGCAATTACCTGCTCTTATTGAAAAATATATTGATTTGAATATGGGTATATTTGAAATGTCACAAGGTAATACAGAAGCAGCTCCAAGAACATCTTCAGCAACAATGATGCTTGAAGATTTTGGACAAAGAAGGAGTAAGTCTAAATTAAGAGATATTGAAGGTTCTTTAAGAAGACTTGGTAAAGTAGTATACAATCTTGCAAAAGAGCATTATACTTATAAAAAAGTATTTAGAGTAGTTCAGCCAAATAATGACATGAGTGAATATATGGTTAATCACTATAATGATAAATCCCAAGCAATTGGAGAGATGATAAATGATTTAACTATTGGTCAATATGATATTGACATTATTGGCAATTCAACAATGCCATCAAATAGATGGGGAGAATGGTCAATTTATATGGAAGCTTATCAAGCAGGTTTAATTGACAGAACTGAAGCTTTAATGAAAACAGATATATTTGATAAAGAAGGTGTTCTTCAAAGAATGGACATTGTACAACAATTACAGCAACAATTACAGCAAGCACAAGAAGCTGTTAAGAATTTAGAAGGTGATTTACAAACAGCTCATAGAGAGTCAATCTCAGCTAGGAAACGTACAGAAGTTGAGAAATTCAAAACTGAGCTCAA